TGGTAGCTTTTCACTTTGACTTGGTGAAGGTCGGTTGTTCGATTCAGCCCCCCGCAACTATTGAGTATTAATTAAAAAAATGACACGATTATGAACATTCTTACATTAAGCATCAAACAGAAGTATTTCGATGAAATCTTGGCAGGCAAGAAAACCCACGAATACCGTGAAATCAGACCAACTAACGCTAAGAAGTATATCACTTACCTATGTGGCGGTAAAGAATATCCGGCTGATGCAGAACTGCCTGAAGAAGGTGAGGTAGAATTGAAGCCTATCAAGTACGATGCAATCAAGCTTCTGACAGGTGCATATGCAGGTAAACGTCCTTATATTATCGTTGAAGTGAAAGCAGCAGAAGCTGTTATTCTCACAGATGAAAACGGTAATGATATTGTTTACGAACATCAAGGCGAAGAATATCTTGCTGCACAAATGAATTATACTTTGGGCAAGATATTAGAAAAACATATAGATTGATTTGTTTAACTTTTAAAATTAGAAAGCAGAGTCGCAAGAAGAATTAACAGAGTAGCCGGGCCTCGCAGAAATATGAATGGTGCAGGGGCAGGTGGTAGATTGGTTGCCAATCGTAGAGGTACAGCAAGTGCCACACAGTTAGGATCACGCAGACAGCGTTACAGTGATCTTCGTACTTCATTTGGTTTAAGTGGTGGCTAGCTATGAACAAAGTAGAACAAGCGAGTCAATATATAGACCTCATTCGGGTAAAATCGAATGAGGCTTTACTGTTTTTATCACTTGGTAAAGATTCGCTTGTTCTGCTTGATTTAGTCTATCCGAAGTTTGACCGGATTGTTTGCGTGTTCATGTATTTCGTCAAGAATTTGGAACATATTAACCGTTGGATAAACTGGACTAAAGCCAAATATCCGAAAATAGAGTTTGTTCAAGTACCACATTGGAATCTTACTTATATTCTCCGTGGCGGTATGTATTGTGTGCCAAATCCGAAAGTAAAGCTGTTGAAGTTGGCAGATGTGGTAAAGGCTATGCAACTTACTCATGGAGTTTATTATACATTCTTGGGCATGAAAAAAGCTGACGGTATGAATCGTAGACTTATGTTGAAAGGGTATGAGGTAAACGGCTACGAGAATAACGGTATGGTTTATCCTTTAGCTGATTGGACACAAAAGGATATTCTTGCTTATATGAGGCAGCATAATTTACCCGAACCAGTTCGGTATTCATTGAAAGCCAGTTCGGGAGTAGGCTTCAATCTTGATTGTATGCTTTGGATGGAGAAGAACTATCCACAGGACTTACAGAGAATTTACAAAACTTTCCCGATGGCTGAAAGAGTACTTTGGGAGTATCATAATCAACAAAAGTAATATGTATGGAACTAAGTAAATATATCAAGAGTGAATCGGTAGAACTTAACCGTTCTGCCATTCGTTTTGCAGACTACAATCCGAGAAAACTTTCCGATGAATCACGCAAAGCATTAAAGCGTGGTATCAAGAAATTCGGATTGGTAGGTGGAATAGTTGTGAATAAGCGTACAGGGCTTACAGTCGTCAGTGGGCACCAGCGTTTGTCTGTCATGGACGAATTACAAAAGTTTCCCGATAACGACTATCGCATTCGTGTCGATGTCATTGACGTGGACGAACAGCAGGAAAAGGAGTTGAATATTCTAATGAACAACCCTAATGCACAAGGTTCTTGGGATTTTGACGCTCTTGCCCGTATTGTTCCTGATATTGACTGGAAAGATGCAGGATTGACGGATGCCGACTTGAATATGATTGGGGTTGATTTCCTTTTGCAGACCGAAGAAGAAAGCTCCATTGCTGACGAACTGGAAAGCATAATGTCGCCTGTAACAGAACAGAAAGAAGCCGATAAAGCCGCCAAACAGTTGGAACGTGCTGAAAAGGTAGCCCACATGAAAGAGGTCAAGCATCAGGTGAAAGAAAACGCACAGAAGCAAGCTGAGAACATGGATGCCTATGTGATGTTGTCCTTCGATACCTATGAAGCTAAAGCCGCTTTCTGCGAAAGGTTCGGGTATGAACCAGATATGAAGTTTATAAAGGGAGAAGTTTTTGATGAACAAGTAGAAAGAATAGATTAATTATTGGGAGGAAAGCTGAGTTAGAAAGAAAACATATAGCCAGTTATATCAGCAGTCCAGACGAATAATGTACAATGCTGGAAGACAATACGGGTTAGGTTCTGCAAGACAAAGAAACATAAGGGATAGAACGAAATCCATAATGGGAAGATATGCTGAGAAAATAGATAGCTATTTCTCAAAAAGAGGAGTTGATGTCTATGGAAACAAGCCAATTTCTCGCCGTGTCTATATGGGTAACAATAACGGTTAAAATTATGAGCAATAGTGAATCTCAAAATAGAAAAGGTAAAGGAGGAAGAAAGCCTAAGTTTGATTATACAAGCGAGGAATTTCTTTCTCTCGTGGAATCGTATGCCAAAAAGGGATTCACTGACAAGGAAATTGCTTATGCCATAGGGATTTTGCCTCAAACATTCTGCGAAAAGAAAAGTGAGTACACCGAAATATCCGAAGTCTTAGCGCGTGGGCGCGCGACAATCAATGCCACTGTAAGGGCTAAATTCCTTGCAATGGCTCTCGGTGGCATAAAAACCAAAAGCACCGTGGTAAGAAAGCTCCGTGATTCAGAAGGGAATTTGACGGGCGAAGATGAATTACAAGTAAGCGAAAGCGAGTTGGCTCCTAATTTGCAAGCAATGTCCGTTTGGCTGTACCACCATGATGAAGATTGGAGAAAGATTGAGCGCAAACAAGATGAAGACGCTGATATTCCAACAGACATAGAGCATGGCATCAACATTGATTCTTGGATTAAAGACAAGCTGAAATGATAGTACCTCAAGAAATTTACCATCCATTATACAAGGATAAGGAAAAATTTATAATTCTTATTACCGGTGGGCGTGGTTCGGGAAAGTCTTTCAATGCTTCTACCTTTATTGAGCGGTTGACTTTTGAAATGACTCCCGTAGAGAAAATAGTTCATCAGATTCTTTACACCCGTTACACGATGGTTTCTGCCGGTATGTCTATCATCCCCGAAATGATGGAGAAGATAGATTTGGACGGTACCACGAAATATTTCAAGACCACAAAGACGGACATAGTCAATAAGATGACTAAGAGCCGTATCATGTTCCGGGGTATCAAGACTTCTTCCGGAAACCAGACAGCAAAACTGAAATCCATTCAAGGCATTACGACTTTTGTCTGCGATGAAGCGGAAGAGTGGATAAGCGAAGATGAGTTCGACAAGATAATGCTCTCCATTCGCAAGAAGGGTATTCAGAACCGGATTATCATTATAATGAACCCATGCGATTCCAATCACTTCATCTACAAGAAATACATTGAGAAAACTCACAAGCTGGTAGAGATTGACGGTGTGCAGGTTCAGATTTCCACTCATCCGAATGTGCTCCACATTCATACGACTTACTTTGATAATTTGGAGAATCTTTCACCGGAGTTTCTAAAAGAGGTAGAGGATATAAAGGTGAGTAATCCTGAAAAGTATGCTCATGTGGTTATCGGCCGGTGGGCTGACGTTGCAGAAGGTGCTGTGTTCAAGAAGTGGGGAATTGTTGACGAGTTCCCGGCTTGGGCAAAGAAAATTGCTTTCGGGCAAGACTTCGGTTATACGCATGACCCGTCTGCTTCCATTCGTTGTGGTATCGTTGATAACGCCCTTTACTTGGATGAAGTGGATTACCGTACTGGATTGCTTTCTTCTGACATCATCAAGACTCTTCGCCCGTGGGGATTGAAAGTCATAGCTGACAGTGCTGACCCTCGATTGATTCAAGAGATACACAACGGAGGAATCAAGATATATGCCGTAGAGAAAGGTGCAGGCTCTATCAATGCCGGAATTGACAAAATGAAAGATATGGAGATTTATATAACCAAACGCTCGTACAACTTGCAAAGCGAGTTCAGAAAGTATGTTTGGGCAAAGGATAAGGACGGGAACTATATCAACGAACCGGAAGACCATGACAATCACGGAATAGATGCTGTACGTTACTATGTATTGGGTGAGCTTCTTGGCAAGATTCAGAAGCCGAAAGATTTAACAGGAATATTCACACATTAAAAATATAAACTATGCCATTGAATTTAGAAGAAATATTAGCATTGCCTGACATCGGGCAGAAGATAAACTACCTGAAGAAAGGTAGGAAGACTGAACTTCCCGACCGTTGCAAACTTTGGGATGATTGGAATCCGGAACGACATGAAATCATGGTTGACAAAAAGAAGTATCCGGACAGAAAAGTACTTGATAAGGAATCCGAAAAAGTTTTCGATGAAAAAACTGGTAAGACTTATGAAATCGAAGCAAAGTATAAGACTGAACCGGTGAACCGTATTTCCATTCCATTGGAACAAGATATAGTGAACATTCAAACTGCTTTCACGGTCGGCACAGAACCGTCTATGGATTGCATTCCGACTGATGATGATGAAAAGAAGCTGCTGGATGCGGTAAAGGCTGTATTTAAATCCAACAAAATCAAATACCAAAACAAGAAGATTGTCCGTGCCTGGCTCTCCGAACAAGAAGCGGCAGAATATTGGTATGTTACCGATGATGATTAGTTTTGGAAGAAAGTTAAGACTACGTTCGGTGGCAAGGTCAAGCCCACCAAGAAACTGAAAAGCGTGTTATGGTCTCCATTCAGAGGTGATAAGCTATACCCGTTCTTTAACGACGAAGGTAAAATGATTGCTTTCTCACGTGAGTATAAAAAGAAGCTCATGGATGATTCGGAGGTCACCTGCTTTATGACTATCACGGACAAAATGGTTTATCAATGGGATTTGTCTAAAGGGTATGAAGAAAGAACGCCTTTTGCTCATGGATTCCCAAAACTACCGGTTCTCTATGCTTATCGTCCTGAATCTTATTGCAAGAAGATAAAGACATTCCGTGTCCGGCTGGAAAAACTGTTATCCAATTATGCTGATTGTATAGACTACCATTTCTTCCCACTGCTGAAGCTAATTGGAGATGTAGAGGGTTTCATGGGTAAGGTTAAGGATAGAATGGTCAAACTTACAGGTGAAGGTGCGGATGCCCAGTATCTGACGTGGAACCAAGTTCCGGATACGGTACGTTTTGAAGCAGAAACACTCACTAATATGGCTTATGATATGTCAAACACTCCAAGAATATCCTTTGAGACGTTGAAGGGGGTAGGCAAAGCATCAGGAACCGCTTTCCGCTTTATGTTCATGGGTGCACATATGGCGGTAGAAAATCACGGTGAGGTTATCGGTGAGTTCTTGCAGCGGAGAGTAAATTTCATTGTTTCCGCTTTAGGCTCTATCAATCCAACCGAGTTTAGCAAGGCATCGCAGACCATTGACATAGAAACAGAACTGGTTCCATATATGATTGATGATTTGAATGATAAGGTGACCACTGCCGTTTCCGCTGTCAGTGGTGGCATCTGGTCAACGCGTGAGGGAATCATGTTTGCCGGAAATGCTGATAGGGTAGAAGAGGAACTTGCAGAAATCAAAGAGGAACAAGCAGCAAAGAATGAGCAAATCGGAGATAAGGGAAAGAAAAACGCCTCTTAGTTAGAAAAATTACGGGACTTATAGTTTTAGTATAAGAAAAATAGTTAGCGGTGGCTTCAAAGAGTTGCCGCTATTTTTTTTGCTCTTTTAAATTATAAATATTAGAATATAATTTTGAATTATAGAATTATATATGTATTTTTGTCACACGATAATTGAGTAACCAATGAGAATATTTACCGAACAAGCATTAAAAGAATATGCAGAGAACCATCCCGATTCAAAGGTCGCTTTGCAAGAATGGACTACCATTGTGAAAAGAAGCAAGTGGACCTGTTTTGCCGATATTAAGAAAACGTTTAATAGCGTTGATAGTGTAGGTAATCAACACTATGTTTTCAATATCAAAGGCAATAACTATCGTTTGGTAGTAGTGATTAAATTCACTATTCAGTTTGTGTATATTCGCTTTATTGGTACTCATAAAGAATATGATAAAATAGATTGCGCTAATATTTAGGATTATGACAAAGATAGAAAATCAAGCCCAATATGAATGGGCGGTGAAAAGAGTAGAGGAACTTCTTCCATTAGTGAAAGATGATACTCCTTTGAATGACCCAAATAGCATAGAATTGGAGCTTCTTTCTAATTTGGTTGCTGATTATTCCGAAGAACATTTTGCATTGGGAGAACCAACACTTGTGGATGTTCTTAAACTTCGTATGTACGAAATGGGGCTTAATCAAAAATCACTTGCAAAGTTGGTTGGTGTCAGCCCATCACGATTAAGTGATTATATATCTGGTAAATGTGAACCAACCTTGAAAGTTGCTCGTGAGATAAGCCGGAAGCTAAATATTGATGCAAATATAGTGTTGGGAGTATAAGTATAAGTTTTTGTCGTGATATATTTTAGGCGTGATTCATTCGGTTTCACGCCTTTTTTTATACCATTTTACGACAATCGTTTTATTGTCGTGTATCACCTATCTGATTATTTCTCACCCTCTTTATAAATAGCGAAATTTACCGTAGAAATTTATAAATCAAATTCATACGGTATGACAATCTTAGAACAAATCTTAGCAGGGCTACAACAGAAATTCGCTGGGGTGGACACTGCTATCTTAACCCGAATCGCTACTAAAAAGGCAGAGGGTGTAACGGACGAGACAAAGGTAAACTCTATTATTGAGGGTATCAGCTTTTCGGACGTGCTTAATTCCTATGGTGATTTCCGTGCCGGGGATGCTTCAAAAACGGCAGTGACTAACTACGAGAAGAGGCATAACCTTAAAGACGGTAAGCCAATCGAGACTACCACAACCACCAAAACGGAAGAGAATAAAGACGATGTGCCTGCATGGGCGCAAGCTTTAATTGACTCCAACAAGAACCTTTCTGATAAGCTAACGCAGTTTGAAGCAGAAAAGGCTCAAGCAACACGTAGCCAGCAGATTTTGGCAAAGGCAAAGGAGTATGGTATTCCCGAAAACTACGCCAAACGATGCGCCATTAAGGACGATGAGGACTTGGACGCATACTTCAAGGACTTGAAGCAGGAGTTTGCGAATGACGGCTTTAAGGGTGTAGTTCCTCCAGATACAGCAAAAAAAGAACTGGAGAATGAGACTCAGGCGTTTGCGAAAATGATTGCAGACGACACTAAAGAAATTGTAGAACAACAAAAACAGTGATTTTATGGCAGCAGGATTTAAGTATAATCTTGAACCGGAAGTTGAGCAGGAAGAACGCTACGACGTAGAAACCGGACGCAGACGCAGAGGTCCGTATAAGTTGGACACAACCAACCTCGTTGTCGGCTCGTACTTGCCCTCATTCACACCGATTGCAGCTGACTTGGTGAAGAAAACATCCCAAGTGGCTATCCGTGTGGAAGTATATGAGAAGTTTACGACAGGCTCCAATACCACATTGAAAATCAAGAAACGTTCTTTGGCTTACAAAGGTATGCACTTGGGTAACGGTGCGCATGGAGCGACAATCAACGCTATTGACAAGGCTGACAAAGCTTTTGATAAGCTGACGTTAGCGGCAGACTTTGGAGAAAATCTAGAAGCTGGAACAGTTCTTTACGAAGCGACAGCCGCAGATGGTACAACGCCCAAAGTTATCGCAAATTCAGCTCTGTATGAAAGGAAGCAGGTAGAGGATGGCATAGTATTGGTTTCCCTTTTGATGCGTGCGTTTGAAATCGAACCGACCAAGCTGGTAATGCCTTTCGCAGATATTGACAAGGCGAATATGCCGCACTTCCAGTTTAATGCTCAGGATGTCAAACAAGAAAAAGACACTGTATCAATTCCTAAGGCTTCTTCCAGTCGGGACGGATTGATGAGCAAGGAAGATAAAGCCAAATTGGATGGGGTTGCAGCACAAGTTAACAAGTATACTTTAACAGCAGCTACGACTTCTGCTCTTGGAGGTGTAAAGCAGGCAGCCAAAGTGAATGATGCATCTGGTACGGTGTCGGTAGAAAACTTTAACGGATTATTGACAGCGTTGAAAAACGCAGGTATAATGGCAAAATAAAGAAAGGAGGACTAATATATGATGCTAACTATTCATACATTGTTTAATGACCCGAACATTGTAAATGCAGTGATTCAGCGTGTCCTCAAGACAAGAAAGGACACAATTTATTGGCAGCAGTATTTGGGCTTCCGTAGGACTACTACTCGTGTATTTAAAGACTACATCGGTCAGGTTACTGGCGTGATGGCTGGTTCCATCAACTCCCGTTATGGCGAAAAGCCTATCCGTGAACGCAGGAATATCGGTTCCGGATATGGTGAGATTGCCTATTTGGGTGACCGCTATCAAATCTCAATCGACCGTTTGTCTGACTTGCAGGACTTGATAGATAAGTATAATGCCGCCAAACCGGAAGACCAGAAAGCAGCCATGCGTGACATCGTGGACTTCATCTATGACGATTACCGTCAGGTATTGCTGGCACCGCACAAGCGTATGGACATTATCGTAGGCTCTCTGTTGATGACTGGAGCAGCAAGCGTGAAGAACAAGGACGACAATGCCGGAGGAATTGACTTATTGAACATCGACTTGCCGTTCAAGTTTATCAAGCCGGACACAGAGGATAAAGACTATTTCGTCACTTACTTGCAGCAGAAACTGAATGAGCTGAAATCTATTTACGGCACATTCCCCAAGATGATTATGAGCCGTGGCACATTCGTCAAGAACATCATCGGTTCAAGCGAGTTCGGTGATAAGTTCAAGATGCAGCTTACAGGCAACGAGATGTATATGTCCACCGGGATTATCACTTCGCAACTGGCTTCTGCTATTTTTACGGGTATCGGACTTCCGGCTATTGAAATCAAGGAAGATTATGTGGTAGACCAAACAGGTAAGAATATCCCCATTTATGCAGATGGTCGTATTTCCCTGCTTCCGCAGGATAAAATCGGTTATATGCGCTTCCACACTCCTTATGAAGCTGTGGATGGTGTACCGGGACGTAATTACACTCAGGCAGATGGCGATATGCTGATTTCAGGTTACAAGGACGGCAATGGTCGCTATCTGGAATACACAGCCGAATGGATTCCGCAGATTGCGAACCCGAACCTGATTGTGAACTTCGATTTGAGTGAGATGAACGCATGACAGTAAACGATTATATATTACAGAAGTTTCAGACCTTCGGCGTTAACTTGTCGGAGGCTGACCTTTTCGATATATGTCTGAACGCAAAGATAAGCGGAGGGGGTGAGATGAACGAGGATTGCCAAACACGGGTGTCGGTGGCAATTGCGAAGTTCATCCCCTCTCTATTGCTTCGTGCCACTTCCATCAGCGAAAGCGGTTTTTCTATGTCTTGGAACATTCAAGGCATTAAGGATTACTATTCATTTCTGTGTAAACAGTACGGTTTGAAAGACGAACTGGGTAACAAACCTAAAGTGACTTTCTTATGATATTTGCCCCACACATATTGCAGGTAAAAGTTATCACCCCGATGGACAAGGATGAGTTTGGCAGACCTATTCCCGGAACAGGTGGTGAATACTGGCAGAAGGTATGCAAGTGCCGTTGTGATGATAACACTACCAAAGAGTTTTCATCTGATAACGGCTCTGTGTATCGTCCGAATTATCATGTAGTATGTGAGAAAAGAATTACTGTCAAGGCTGGTGATGAAGTACGTTGCATGGATGGTGATGGCGTAAGAGGTCAAGGCGAAGTCTACACGGTAAAGAGTACAAACTACTTTAACTACTCGGAATTATGGATGTAGATTTCGATTTCTCAGATGTCGACTCCTTTTTCGATGAAGGAGAATGGGAGGTCGAAAAGAAGATGATTGATGTAGGCGATGAAGCCGTGAAGTACGCGGAGGAACATGGCGATTATCAAGACCACACACTCACTTTGAGAACGTCCAATGATTACGATGTCGATAAAGATGGTTTGACACTGAAAAACGAAGCGGAATACGCATCATTCGTAGAATCTAAGGGATTTGATGTTTTAAGTAGTGCCGCTTTATATGCGGAGAAACGATTAAAAGAAGAATTTGAAAAATGAAATACAGAAAGAAACCAGTAGTAATTGAAGCCATTCGGTTGACAACAGACAACTTCGATGTTGTATGTGATTTTATGGGCGGAACTCCCGTACCGAAACACAATCCCGATTTCGGTATAGACGAGAATGGCAACACCAATGAGCCTTATCTTGGTGTGTACATCGAAACGCTTGAAGGCAAAATGCTTGCAAACTATGGAGATTATATCATCAAAGGAGTAAACGGGGAGTTTTATCCTTGCAAGCCGGACATTTTTGAGAAAACATACGATAAAGCCGATGATTCATCCGTAATGGGCTTCGGTGATGCAATCGAAGTGTTAAAACAAGGTGGGACTGTTCGTAGAAGTGGTTGGAACGGTAAAGGTTTGATGGTATTCAAACAAGTGCCAGCTCATATCGAAAGCGACATCATCCCTAAGATGCAATCTCTTTCCCAATCAGCAAAAGACCTTATTCTGAGAAGTAAAGGATTCATTGACTATACAAGCCAGTGCCTTATCTACAATGAGAATAACGGACGTGCTGATTCATGGGTTCCGTCTATCAGTGATGTATTTGCCGAAGATTGGGAGATTGTGGAATGATTGTAACTACCGACATAGGAAACATTCTCTACCGGGATTGCAAGGCTTTCGGAATAGCCATAGTGCCGGACGGGGAAACGCTGACGGGTGAATTGACCTCTGAAAGAATCGTTATCCATACGAAGAAACAACAGCCGGGAAAGTATTGGAAGAAATCTTTTGCAGAAGTGAATCTATGTGTACCCAATTTAAGCGAGAATGAAGCGAACACAATCCGGCTTAACGAACTTGAAAGAAAGGCTGACAAGCTGCTTGATGATGTAGTAAGCACCTATGACGGTACAACCTATCGTTACTCTATCGAATCAATTGGCGCGGAAGCGGATGCAGCTTTGAAATGCCATTACGTGAATGTGAGAATTTTATTTGAAGTAATAAATGTAAAACTATAAGATTATGATTTCAGCAGTAGGAATAAAAAGAATCTTGTTTGCCGATATTGATAAGGTAACGGCAGACATTACCCCCGAAATCGCAAAGACTTTGATTCAAGCCGCTATCAAAGCGAAAGATGAGGTTTTGAATGTACACGGGGAAACGTGGCAGATTGAGGAAACGGAAGCCTCCGTCACTGGGTACAAGAACCAATTAACGGGAAAGAATTACCGTTACGATGATGTGCCGGGAGAAGTATCGCCCGCTTTCTCTATCGGACAATATGACTGGAAGACCAAGAAAGCGTTCATGGGTGGCGATGTTATTCAGGCAACATCTAAAGATGTAGGTTGGAAGCGTGCTTTGGATAAAGTTATTATCAACAAAGCATTGTTCTGTCTGACCGATGATGATGTCTGGTTCATCTTCCCAAAATGCCGTATTGTTTCCCGTGAAGCCAATACGGATAAGGCAATTGCAATCGCTGTAAAAGGCTTGGTGCAGGAACCGGGAATCGAAGGTGTTTCTTCTGAGTATAACTATGAAGAAGGGCAGATTAAAGCTTTGCAGGCATGAACTACAGTAACCATTGTACCTACTCCTTCCGATGCGACCGTAAAGCTGGACGGTGCAACGGTCAAGTCAAAGCAGGTGAATGCTGGGGCTACCGTTCACTATGAAGTGTCGAAAGTGGGGTACGTCACTCAGTCAGGAGATATTAAAACCACTCCTTCTGAAGTTGATACCACTCTTAAAAAAGAGATAACATTGGTAAAAGCACAAGAGTGATAACCGGGGGATGGATATATACCATTCCCCCTTTTAGTTTAAGAATATGAATCAAGCAGCAAAAACGGTTTCTGATGCTTTGTTAGGGCTGGATTTCATGAATGTGGAGATAGGAGGGATGGTTTATACCATTAAACCTCCTACAATTAAAATTATCTGTCGTGCCATTCATCATTTTTCCAATATCGCCCTGCGAGGAGATAATATCATGGAGGCTATTAAAGAGCTTCCTGAAGCTACTGAAGATATGCTGAAAGGTATTTCATGCTTCATCTGCGGGAATGATAGTTTGGTCAAAGAATTGGAGAACGGCACTTTTGAAGAAGTCAAAGATGCCTTGGAAGTCTGTTTCTCTATGATGGATATTTCGGCTTTTCAGTGTGTCAGCTCGATGAGGAACGTGTCGATGCTGGCAGCAAGACCGAAACAGTAGGAAACACAACGTTCTTCGGGCAGATAGCCCATTTGATTGACACGCTTCATTTGAGTTATACAGAAGTGTTTGAGGTTATCCCTTATCGGAATTTGCTGATGATGCAACGGGATAAATTACACGCAGTATATGGTGGTCAAAAAGTGAATAGAATCAGTGGTAAGGAATTGGCTAATCGTAGGAAAAAGAAATAGATATGGCGAAATTATATTTTAAGGTAGGTAGTGACTGGGAAGAAGTTGTAAGGCTCCGTAATGAAATTGTGAAGTTAAAACAAGAGTTAATGAGCATGGATGGCACGCAGTCTCCTGCTGCTTTCAAGGCTTTGAATGCCCAACTTGCTGCATCCAACCAAAGATTGGATGAGTTGGTGACTAATGCAGCCAAAGCTGGAGCGGAGATGGAAACGGGATTCAAAAGGAAAATCTTCGATGCTTCCCAGGCCGTGAATGGATTCACAGAGAAGATTCTTGCTCAAAAAGCGGTAGTTAAGGATATTGAAGCGGATGTAAAACGACTTGGGGATGCTTATCGTATAGCATTGAAAAGGAATCCGTTATCAGCAAATAGCAAGTTAGAAGAATACAATGCTGCCCGCAAAGCTCTTGATGAAGAAAAGGCAGCTTTATTTGGATTAACCCAACAACAAGCCGAAGCGCGTCTTTCCGTAAAGAAACTTCGGGATGAATACGCCCTTTACAATGATAATGCTAAGGAAATCGTAGAGAGTAACAACGGTATCGCTATTTCTTGGAAGAAAGCATTGGCGGTTATTGGTGGTGCTGGAGTATTAAAGGCATTAGGTTCTGAAATGATTCGTGTTCGTGGAGAATTTCAATCCATGCAGACCGCTATTGAGACTATGGTTGGAAAGGATATGGCAGGACAACTGATTCCGCAAATCAAGGAGCTGGCTAAGATTTCTCCACTTACTATGTCAGATATGGTTGGAGCAGAAAAGATGATGCTTGGATTTAACATACAAGCAGAAGACACTATCAAATACTTGAAAGCCATTAGTGATATTTCTATGGGGGAATCCAGTAAGTTCAATTCGCTAACTTTGGCATTTTCACAGATGTCAGCAGCGGGTAAACTTATGGGGCAGGATTTGAATCAAATGATAAACGCTGGATTCAACCCGTTACAGATTATCTCCGAAAAGACCGGAAAATCTATCGCAACTTTGAAAGATGAAATGTCCAAAGGTGCTGTTTCCGCTGAAATGGTTCAACAGGCATTCATTGATGCAACTTCCGCAGGTGGTAAGTTCTATAATATGTCTGAGAATGCCTCAAAGACTATCAATGGTCAGTTGTCTATGATGCAGGATGCTTTGGATTCCGTGTTTAACGAATTGGGAACAAAGTCGGAAAGTGTTATCATGGACGGTATTCAAATGACAACTTCGTTGATTCAGAATTATGAAACAGTAGGTAAGATCTTGGCTGGATTAGTGGTTACTTATGGTACATACCGGACCGCAGTGATGCTTGTTACTGCTGCCGAAAGTAAACATACTCTTGTGGAGATTGGACTTACCAATGCCCGTTTATTGGCACGAAAAGCGCAGTTAGCTTTAAACGCTGCAATGCTTACCAATCCTTATGTGTTGTTGGCTACTGCTGTAGTAGGACTTGGAGTTGCAATGTGGGCATTATCCGACAGCACAACATCTGCTGAACGTGCTTTGGACTCGTACAACAAGAAAATAGAAAAACTCGACACGGACGAAGAAGATCGGAAACGTACTTTGGAAGGTCTTGTTAGCACCATTAATAGCGAGGTGGAAGCCGAGACCACTAAACTTAAAGCTTTAAAAGATATTGAGGAACTATACCCAGCACTCTTTAGGAAATATGTTGATGAGAAAGGCCATATACAGGATTTGACTGGTTTTTGGAAGGCATATAATGAAGAAGTTGTAAAATCTAGAACACAGTCAAAACAGGCTATAGTCGAGTCCTTGGAACAACAGATAAAAAGTGCGGAATGGGCTTATAATTTAGCTAAGAAGGAGAACAACCGTTCCGAAATGAAGGTTCAGGTACAGCGTATCGAAGACCTGAAAAATGAATTGGCAAACGCAAGAAAGGATGTCTTGTCGGAAATCAATGCCCAATTGGAAGTTGAGAACAGACAGGAAACAAAAGAAACTACATATCAGGAGGATTTGGCAAATGCTAAAGCCGAATGGGAGAAAGCGAAAAAAGGGTATGAGGCCTTAATCAAAGATCAGACGGCTACATCGAAACAGGTGAAAGAAGCCAAAGATAAGATGGAGGTATCCGAAAAGACATACAAGGAGCTGGGCGGAGTAACCGGAAGCGCACTGACCAGACAGGAAAATCTAGCAAAAAAGCAAAAAGAAAATCAGGAAAAGCTGGACGGGCAACTTCTTTCACTTCACCGTCAGAATCAGCAGGATGAGGTCAGTTTGATGAAAGAAGGTACGGAGAAGAAACTGAAACAGATAGATTTGGATTATCAGAAAGAAACTGATGCTATCAAAAAGCAGCGCAAGGAATGGGAGGATGCTCAAGGTGGAAAGCTGACCGAAGAGCAAACTTTAGTCATTGACTTAAGAAAGGAGTTAGCAGGTAAGAAGAAAGATAGTGATACGAGTAAAGTTCACGAAGAGGAGGTCAAAGAGTATCAAAAGCTGTTATCTTCGTATCAGGATTATCTTACCAAGCGAAAAAATGCAGAAGATAAGTTTAATGCAGACCGAAAGAAACTAAAGGATGGTGGAGCTTCTGATGCTCAAATAAATGAATTAGAGTATCAGCGGGATGAAACACTAAAATCCATAGACAATGAGTTTGCCATGCGTGAAGATTCATTCAAGGCGTGGACTGATAATATCGCTAACCTTAGTTTGGAGAAGTTGCGTGAATTGTTGGTACAGGCTGAAAGAGAATTAGAACGATCTGAGTTCCTGAACCCGAATGATCCCAAGTTAGCCGGACAGAGAGCTAAGGTTACGTCTTTGAAGAATACTATCAGTGAGAAGTCGGAGAAAACCAATACATCTCCTAATAAACGCAGTCAAAAGGAATGGCAGGATTTGTATAAGACACTTTCAAAGGTAGAGAAAGAATTTGATGAGATTGGCAAAACGGTAGGTGGCACTGCTGGTGAAATCATATCAGCTGCTGGAAGTATCGCATCATCGACCCTGCAAATGATTGATGGTATTACAACCCTTGCAAATAGTTCATCTGATGCGATGGCAGGAACAGCGCAGGCTGCATCTAAATCCATTCAAGCAGTAGAGAAAGCGTCTGTCATTCTCGCCATTGTCGGTGCTGCTTTACAGATTACAACTAAGATGTTTGACTTGTTTGGTAGCGATACTACTACAGAAAAGTATGAAGAGGCGAAAGAAGCATACCAATCTTACATTAACATTCTTGATAAGGTAATAGATAAACAACTCGAATTAGCGGAATCACTGTCAGGGGATAATGCTCAGGCGGCATACGATAGAGCCATTGAGCTGGTGAAGACACAGAGCGAAGCCGCAAGGGTATTGGGTAAGCAATATTTGAATTCCGGTTCTTCGTGGAAATCTCATTCCAAAGGTTACAAAGAGGTCGATGATATGTCTGCTGCGGGATGGGCTGATGCGGCAAAAGCATTGGGTATGTCTGTTAGTCAATTCAAAAACGCTATGGGCGGTCGCATGACTGGTTTGTTTGATTTGACGGATGAACAATTAGCCAAGTTGCAGGAAGAAGCACATATATTCTGGGCGCAGTTGGATTCTGATACTCAAAACTATGCCAACCAAATAGCGGAAGGTGTCGCTCAAGTGAAAGAAGTATTAGAACAACAAATGACAGACACAACGCTCATTGATGTGGATACATTAAGGAACGATTTCCATGACCTTCTAACTGATATGGATGCGGATTCTGCTGACTTTGCCGATAACTTTGAAGATTACATGAGGAATGCCATCCTTAACTCCATGCTGAAAGAGTCCTATATGGGCAGATTGGAAGAGTGGCGAAAGAAGTTTTATGCTGCTATGGATGATGGCGTGACTGAACAAGAGTATAACGCTTTGAAAGAAGAAGGTCAGCAGATTGCCGATGAGATGAAAGCACAGCGTGACGCAATGGCTGATATGTTTGGATGGGAGTCTGAATCCACTTCGCAATCCTCTACAAGTAAAGGATTTCAAGCTATGTCGCAAGATACAGGCGAAGAGTTGAACGGGCGGTTTACAGCATTGCAGATTGCAGGAGAAGAGATAAAGAATCAGAATATTATTCAATCTCAATCACTTAATCTACTGACAGTAAAAGCAGATGCTCTACTTTCCATAAATACGGAAACAAGGAATATCGCTGATGATACGCGAGATTTGATAGCACAATCTTATCTTGAATTGGTACAGATTTCAGAAAATACAGGGGCAATCGTCAAACCTATTCAACAGATGCAAAGAGATATAGCAGAAGTTAAAAAGAATACAGCAAAATTATAGTCTATGGATGAATTATTAATTAATGGCGAAAACGCTTATACAACATGGGGTGTGAGAATGGGAGAGGGGTTTCTTGATGTTATTGGGGCATCCGTTCCCATGAAGGATTTTATTGAGAACAAAAGCCGACTTGAACATGGGAAACGGGTAATAATCAATAATCCTAAAGTCGATGAGAGGGAAATAACTCTTTCGTTCACTATCGAGAGTAATTCTCAGTCTGATTATCAAGCAAAGAAGAAAGCTTTCTTTGATGAACTGTATAAAGGTGTGGTTGATATTCAGATTCCTGCTAATAGTAGCGAGGTTTACCATCTTATTTATACTGGCAAGAGTGTCACTTACGCACAGAGTTTAGACCGAACTTTCGGAAAAATTTCAGCCAAGTTTAACGAGCCAAATCCGGCAAACAGAAGCTAATTCACGACATTGGTTTTATTGTCGTGTATGTGAGTGCTCAAAATTGGGCACTCTTTTTTTTATCCCCGAACTTTGAAGACATGGAACAAATCGACATCAAAGACATATCCGGTGCTATCCTGCTTACAACTTTGATCAATGAAGGCTGCAAGCGTAAGTTCACTCTGATGAAGGAGGACTACATCATGTTAAAGTTCTCCTTAGAGAATCCCATATATTTCAAACTTGGCTCATACGTGGAATGTAACTTCGGATTGTTCGAGGTGTGCGACTTGCAGAAGCCCGCATTCAACACCAATACCGCCGGCTACGATTACGAATTAAGACTTGACGCCTACTACTGGAAATGGAAAAACAAAATCTTCAAATATACCCCGGAGACGACCGGACAGGAGGCGTCCTGGAACCTGACCGCCCCGCTTGACGTACAAGCCGGGATAGTCCTTAGACATTTGAAAG